GTTGGTTGGCAGATTTATGACACCTTCAAATTAACAGCAAAGCAAGCCTTTAAATACTTTCAAGCCTTGTCAAATCTGGAAGATTTGAGCACCAAACAGACGTTCTCAGGCATTTTTCATGTTGATTTGAAGGAATACTGGCTCCGCCAGTTATCTGGCCTGTGGGCTGCCTCAAGCCAGTATTCGCAGCCAGCAGGGCTGCCGCTGGCTGCTTATTGTCTGCTCCGCAGACAACTTAGCTCGCCTCCGGCTCGCTTATCAACCGGCGCAGAGCACCGGCTCACGAACCCTTCTGCCTGTGTGTTGTTGATTTATTGATTATATATCTATATGGATTGATTGCCTCATGCTGCCCGACCGCAAGCTGCCCATCTTAAATCTGTCGGTTCGGAATCCTCGCCTCCGGCTCGCCTCACCGACAGATTTAAGAAGCAGCTCGCTTAACGTCGGGCATGAGGCAATCAATCCTTAAATTGCCTCGCATGGAGGTTTTGCAAATGGTATGCAAATGTGAATTGCATTGGTCTTTAAATGAGAACAGCGAGTGTGTCTGTTCTGTTTGTGGCAAAGAGCTTTAATAACTCTTTGTCTTTTTTATTTGTTATAGTTTAGGTATCCTACTCCGGCTCGCCCTCCAAGGGGAGTCGGGCTCGCCTTAATACGCAGCCCTACGGGCTGCCTATAGCCTACGGCTTGATATGCGGAGCTCCGCTCCGCTAATCCAATGTTGCCCTCACGGGCAACGACGAGATGATAGGTGCGCTCCGCGCACTGATTAAGGGCGGAGCGCTACCGCGCTCCGCGCTGCTGCGCTTAACAAAGAGATGAGAGATAAGATATATATCTTAATATATATAATGAGATATATATATGCCTAGGTTTAGTTCAAGTCTGATATAGAAGATAAGATAAGAGTTGATTGAAAGAGATAAAGATATAGCGGTTCTTGTTGTTTCTTGTTTGTTGTTGTATCTAGGACTTCACAAAATTTTTTATTATATACTTTTCAAAACACAAATTGATTTAAAGATTTAAAACAAATAAAATATAAGATGTTATATCAATTAAAAGAAAGCAGGCATTCGTCTTCTGATTTGATAAGAAGGGCAGGTTCTATTCTAGTTGGTTGTGCGTCGTGTGTCAGGAAGCTCTAAAGGTTGTTAAGGTGTCGCTTGCCATTCTAGCCTTCTGACTTAGTGCGGAGGCTGCTATACTTCTCTCTTTCTACTACTTTCTCGTTGTTGGCTTAGGCTTATCACACATACACCACACAAATATTTATATACCTGTAGATTTACAAATATAATATGCCAAGCGATGAAGGTATTGATAAAGGTGTTGCTCGCAGACAAAAAGAGCGGAAAAGAAGAATAATTCTAATCAAAACTGCAGTGATGGATGCTAAAAAACTAAATTTAGAAATTGATTTTAAAAAATTAGTGATCACTGTAATGAGTAAATTAATTATTTCTGAAAGAACTGCTAGAGAATTAGTCAATGTTGCATTATTTGAATTAGGACTTTCTAAGGAAACTATCAATGAAAAATGAGCAATCAATTCCAACCGCATTTCACAACAGAACAAAAATTAATAAGAAGATCTAAATATCGAATGTGTAAATTGATGGGTTTAACTGCTTGTGCTGCTAATATTGTAAGAGATTGGAGATGGAGCAAAGTAAAATTAGTATTCAAAACAAAACCAATGGGATTTATGAAAGAATGAGAATGTGTCGGAATTGTGGAATTATGATTGAAGGATATTTTTGTTGGTATTGCGGGAGTATAGGTAATGAAATATGATATTTTTGCGCCTTGGAATAGTTTAGATCCTTGGCAAATTAAATATATCAACACAAAAGGAAATTGTTTTCTGCTTTGTGGCAGACAATCTGGCAAAACTGCTGCAATGAGTATAAAATTTGGAAAAAGAGCTGCTGAAAATCCAAAAAGAATAATTTTAATGTTAGCATACACTGAAAAGCAAGCATACAATTTATTCTTTAAAACTTTGATGTATTTAGAAGCTAAATATCCAAAAATGATCAAGAAAGGCAGATATAAACCAACAAAACACAAAATTTATTTAAAAAATGATTCTATAATTATGTGCTTCGCTGCAGGATTAACTGGAGAAGGAATTAGAACTTACACTGTTACAGATTTAGTTATTGATGAAGCAGCACCAATGGCAAGAGAAGTTTTTATTGCAACAATGCCAATGCTCTCAGTTACTAAAGGAAATGTAGATATGTCCTCAACACCGAGGGGAAAACAAGGATATTATTATGAATGTTCTAAAAGAGATGATTTTACTAAGTTTTATGTTTCTGCTGAAGATTGTCCAAGGCATTCAAAGAAATTTTTAAAAGCTGAACAAGATAGAATGAGCAAACTAGAATATGCTCAAGAATATTTAGCAAAATTCTTAGATGATCTAAGAAGAGTTTTCTCAGATGAATGGATCAAGAAAGTTTGTATCGCAGAAAGAAGAAAATCTATTTTGCCAAATCAAACTTATTATTATGGCGGTGATGTTGCAAGAAGAGATAAAGATAAATTTGCTCATGGAATAATCCATAAAGTAAATCAAGATAAATATATCCAAGTTGAAAATCTTACAACTAATGAAATTCCAATAACTCAATCCTCGAGGACAATTATAGCTTTTAATGTGCAATACGATTTTAAAAAGATTTTTATTGATTCTGGAGGAATGGGGATCACTGTTTGTGATATTTTAAGAGAAAATGATGATACAAAAAGAAAAGTTGTAGAAATTAATAATGCCTCTAGAAGATATGAAGAAGAAGGAAAAGAAATCAAGAGAGGAATTTTGAAAGAAGATCTTTATGAAAATACTATTATGTTAGGAGATCTAAATAAATTAGAACTTTTGAATGAGGAAGATGTAAAAATCTCTTTGCAATCAGTACAATACGAAATTATTAATGGAAAAGTAAGATATTTTGGAAATGATACTCATATAGTTGAAGCAGTGAATAGAGCTTTGTGGGGAGCAAAAGACAAAAGTTTAAATATTTGGATAAGGTAAGATAAATATGGCAATGAGCATAACTTTAGCAGACAATGCAGATGTAGATCCTTATGAAGGAGAAAACATTGATGCAAGTTGGGCTGATACACACAGAGATGAAGTTGGAAAACAAGCAGAAGCTTATTTGTGTGTTTTAGTAAAATATGATGTTGTAACAAACTGGGCTTCTTTAAATGCAATTTATAAAGTAATGTTTACTGAATATGTCGCTAGAAGTATTGCAATTACAGGTATTGCTTGGGACATGTCAAATTTTACAGATAGGGTTGAAGCAGAAAACATGATAAATATTAATTGGGCAAGATTAAGAATTATTGAAAAATTATTAGCAAAAGCTGATATACAAGATTTCCAAGGAACTTAAAATGGTATTAAAATTAGAATTTGATGAAGGTGGTGAAGATTTGGTTTTGTTAAAGCCAAGTAGATCTAGTGCAGTTTTACAACACACTCCTTCAGTCACTCCTGCAGATGCAAAAGTAAATGTTATGAGTATTCCCGGTTGTGCTTTTGATTTAGGAGAGATGGATGTTGATATTGGCACACATTATATTTATGATACTAATGGAGAGATAGGAGATGAAACTGGATTAGGGCTCCAAGACGCATTCACTCCTATTTTACTTCCTGATGGTGCTGTTGTAACTAAAGCAGCATGTGGACTTGCTACTGGAGGATCATGGTCTCTTAAAAGATATAGAATAAGTGATGGAGCAATTCTTACAATGGCTAGTGGAAATGTTGCAAATCCAGAAGATGAAACAATCTTTGCAAAAACAATTGATAATACTAAATATGGTTATTATATAGAAGTTGCAAGCTTTAGACATATTTTATATGCTAGAGTAGAGTATAGGAATGAATAAAAATGTCAATGGATATAGATAAAACAAAGAAAGGAGATATGACTAATTTAGTTTCTGATTATTCTGTTGCTGCTGCAACCCTTGACAGTGCTGCAGATCAAAAAGAAACAAGATGGCATAATGATAAGTTCTCTAAATATTTAGGATATTATCAAGACATTCCAGAATTAAAATCTACAATTGATACAAAATCTAAGTGGGTTGTTGGAAAAGGTTTTAAATGTGAAAACAAAAAAGATAAAGAAATTCTAGATAATTTTAGAGGTTGGGGAAAAGATACTTTTAATCAAATTATTCAAAACGGGACAAAAGTTTATTATGTTGGTGGAGATTTTCATGCAGAGATAATTAGATCAGGAGGATTCTTCAGAAAAATTATGGCATGGACAGGTTTGATGAAATTAGGAAAACCAATTAATCTAAAACCTTTAAATCCTGAAAGTATGGTTCACGTCACAAATAAACAAGGAATGATAATAGCATACGAACAAATTTCTATTGTCGGGGGAGAAGCAAAAGCTAAAAGATTTAAACCAGAACAAATATTCCACTTAGCAAAAAATAGATTTGCAGATCAAATTCATGGAACAGGAATTATCAAAGCAATTGAAAATATAATTCTTTATAGGAATGAAGCAATGGCTGATATGAAAACTGTCTTCCATAGATATGTAAAACCTTTATGGATCTGGAAATTAAATACAGATAATACAGCAAAAATTGCAGCCTTCCAAAGAAAAGCCGATCAATCTGTGAATACCGGAGAAAATATTTACATTCCAATGGGGGCTGCAGAAGCAGACAGAGTTTCAATTCCTCAATATTCAACTTTAGATCCTTTGCCTTGGATAGATGCT